AAGTCCTTATTCGCATTCATTAAAAGCTCAACCTTAAACTCATCTTCATAAAATTTAAAGGAGATACTGTCCCAAGTATCTCCCGACTCTGCTATATATATTCTATCTCTCATTTATGTAAATCCCAGTCTTCTACCATCTTTTACATATCTGTCATACATCTTTTTAAACTCTTCAAAGCTGCGCTCATTAACTCTTTGTACTTCTTCAGCTGTAGTACCGGCAGCAAAGTTTTGTACAGGAGAGAAGTTCACTACAATGTTACTTCCGGATGTATCTGCACCCTCAAGCTTTTCAAGGCTTCCGCTTGCCTTTGACTTACCACTAAGGATACCAAGTATCTCACCGGCTCTTTGCCATAAAGATATAGCACGCGCTGAACCGTCAAGCGGTATAGCCGCCTCCGGTCCGTCCTCTGCGAAAGTGGCCAAGGTAGGCTTTTCAATAATCCCGCCGCTTGCATATGCCGGCAAACCAGTTATTTTATTTGTTTTCAGGCTTGCAATTTGCTTGCCTACTGCCGCCGCCTGCACCTCCGCTCTGGCCTTATTGCTAAGTACATTAGGACTCACATTATACACGGCTTCAAGATCAAATTTTGCCACGGCTTTTATCGGTGTGGCCATTGCAGACTGTACAGAATTATTTATCTTTCCATACACAATATTACCTGCCTGATCCAGTACACCGCTTGCCTGCAATCCATTTAATAATTCTTGTGGTATTTTCACACCTTGCCTTTGCATTTCACTAAGCACCTTTTCATAATTCGGATCATGTGCAAGTTTTTCACCATATAAATACCAAACACTCGCTTCATCACTTGCCATTGCACCTATTGTTGCAGCTTCATGTAATCCTTGAGCAACGTAATCCGGTATCCTTTCTCCCTGTTCTCTATAGCTTTCTGCAATAGAGTTCATCTTCTCAACATTCGGTTTAAGGTCTTCATATAGCTTTTTAATAGCTTCTTTGGTTGCTGAATCTGTAACCATTCCGGCAGATAAGCTTGTCATAATTTGAGAAGATAATTGTCTTTCACCTTCTCCATACTTCTTCAAGTACTTTCCTTTAACTCCGGCTATTGTATCACCTATATTTTTATCAATATTTTCAACAACACTATTCAGCTTAGGTATTGCCGCATCTATCTCATCAGTATAAGAATTTTTTATAGCATTAACCAGAGAATTTGTTGCCATAGCACTTGTCTTAGCTTTATTATCCAATATACTATTTGTTATAACATCATATTGTTTACTAAACTCACCTTCAGATAAATATCCGTCTTTTCTTTGTGCATGCAAACTTGATAATGCTTTTTCTTGACTGTTTGAAAACGCTTCTATTGCATCATTTGCTTTTTCAGCCGTCTTAGCACTAACATCTTTAAAACTTTCAGGTGTAAGCTTTCCAACCTCGGCAGCATTTATTGCATCGAAAGAAGACTGCAGATTGTCGTTTGCCAACTTGGCTTTTATATCCGCCATCTGCTTTTCAAGCTCTTCAAGATGCTTAGCCTCATCTATATCAAGTATTCCGTCATTGAATGCATCATTGACTGCCGTTTTCATCTCTTCACCAAGTCTGTCAAGTTCAGAGTATACTGAAGTATAGTACTTATTAAAGGAATCCCTTATACCTTCCATGTTCGGATTATCTCCAAGTATAGAAGTAAGATTCATATCCATACCGTACTGTTCACTTGTTACAGATTGTTTTAAAGAAGAGATCATATTCTCTACGCCGTCTTTATATGCAGCATTGTCTTCATCACTAAGTTTAATGCCCATACCTACTTGCCAGTTAAGTTTTCTGACCGCACTTAGACTGTTTGTGAAGCTGTCCATTGATTTAGTCGCTTCATCAAATGATTTCATCGCAGTTCTTACACCCTCAAGTGACTTACTGCTTACAAGCCTGTCCGCCACAATATCAACTTCTTTCATGGATAAAGATAAGTCACCGAAATGTTTACTAAGGCTTCTGTTGCCTGCTTCTACTCTCATAGCTTTAAGAGCTGTAGTTACTCCTACTATCGCAGATACGGCCAATGCTCCAACCACAATAGCTCCCGTAACCGGGTTTGAAAGCGCCATTGTTATAGCTGATATTCCACTTGCTATCTTATTCCCAATCACAACGGCTTTCAATGTGGCATAGCCTGCCGCCATTCCTGATAGAAGCCCAAGAATTACACTTGAGTGTTTCATTGCGAACTTACCGAACTCAATGATGCCTTTTCCTACACCTTCCATCTGCTTAAGGCCTTTAGACAATGCTCTGCCTATATTCTTGGCCACTCCGCTCTTTATGATATATTCATTCAAATCTTGAATAGATTTGGTAAACATCTGCACACCTTCACGCATAGGACCTTTAGAATCTTCATATACCTGTATGGCCAAACCTTCCAAGGCACTTTGCGCAAGTTTTACATCACCCTGCAAGTTGTCCAGTCTTGTATTGGCCATGTTCTCTGCTGCACCGTCAGCATTCTGTATAGCGGATGTAAGCTTATTAAAATCTTCCTCTGATGAGTTCACTATGGCAAGAAGACCTGTCATACCCTGTTTACCTGCAAGCATATTAGCAAGTCTGGCCTTTTCCGCCGCACCTGCTCCATACATGCTTGTCATAAGAGTATTCATCTTTTCTTGATACTCTTCCTCATCTATTTCTCCATCTTCCAATCCGTCACTAATAGATTGTAAGCTCTCTTTGAACTCTTTTGCTCCTAAATTACCACCTGCAAAGCCTTTTCTAAGATTTTTCATAATATCCATAAATGAAAGCATATTCCCATTGCTGTCTGTCAAACTTACTCCAAGCTTTCCCATAGCCTCCGCCATTTCATCCGTAGGCTTAGTCATATTTGACAATATGTTTTTCATAGCTCTACCTGACATACCGGCTTTGACACCTTGATTTGCCATAAGACCTAATCCCACAGCTACATCTTCAACCTTATACCCGAGAGCACCGGCCACAGGAGCAACGTATTTGAAAGACTCACCAAGCATAGCCACATTTGTATTGGAGTTTGAAGATGCTGCAGCAAGTACATCAGAAAAATGTGCAGAGTCACTTGCTTTAAGTCCAAAAGCAGTAAGTGCATCAGTAACTATATCTGAAACCATTGCAAGATCCTCACCTGATGCTGCGGCCAAATTCATAACACCTGATATACCCTGTGTCATATCTGCTGTCTTCCAACCTGCCATAGCCATATACTCAAGTGCCTTACCTGCTTCTGTAGCGCTGAATACGGTCTTAATACCCATCTCCTTAGCCTTTTCACTAAGTGTACCAAGCTGTGCTTCACTGGATCCGCTTATAGCCTGTACAGTCTTCATCTGTGCTTCAAAATTAGATCCCATTACAGTAGCAGCGCCGGCAAGTCCTGCAGTTACACTTGCTACCACCTTACCTATAGTCTTCATACGGCTTTCAAACTTTGACAGACCACCCTCAATACTACTTATAGCCTGCTTGGTAGCATTACCCAAAGAGGCATCCACTCTACCGCCAATCTTTATCCTCATCTCATATTCTTTTTTACTGGCCAAGTTCACTCACCTCCTCAACTATTTCTATAAGCTCCCTTACAGGCATATTCATAAAATATTCCATACTTGTATTAAGTCTTATTGATAATCTGACAGCTATCTTTCTTACTATTCTGCCGTCATTAGGGCTGATGCCCACTCTTATAAAAAACTTATAGCCTTATACTTAATCTTTATAACTTCCTTGATAGGCAAATACTCAAAGAATTCTATAGGTATTCCGGTAGCTCTATTTATTAAAAATATAATAGTCTTAAGATCATACTCGCCATTAACGCTTGTAGATAATCCGTTTCCATTACCTTGTAAAGCTTCTATAAGGTCGATACCCTTTAGGTTTGCCATTTTTGAAATATCTACACTTGTATATTCCTTACCTTCCCAGTCATAAGGCTTATCAAATACAACTACTCCGGTATCAGTCTTTTCTACGACTTCGATATTTTTATCCATCTCTTTACTCATCTTTTTCTCCTATTACAATCTATATATGTACCATACCGGTGACATCACCAATATGGCCGGACAAAAAGTCAGGTATCCACAGACACCTGACTTTTAAATTCAAATATTAAATATAACTTCTTATATCCTCAAGTACGTCAACTCCGTTAATTACACACTTTGAGTTAAGCTTATCAAGCTCAATGACATTGCTACCTGCCACATCTACAAGATAATATGCTATAGATATAGTTACAGTGGATGTCATCTGATCGTTAATCTTCACACTTCCAGGAGAGAAGTTTTTTACAAAGCCTCTCACCATAACTCTCATAGAACTTTTGCCTATGCCGGCATTCTCATTATCAAGAGTTTGATAACCACCTCTCAGTGTAACATCTACAGTTTCGCCCACTTTGAATATTTTGAAGATATCTGCAGTAAGTCCTCTGAAAGATATTTCCATATCCATATTTTCATAAGCACCTACTACAGGTATATCTATAGTTCCGGCTATTCCCGCACCGCTAACAGAGGATGTAATAGCGTTCATATCAGGCAACTTGACCTCATCCGTTACACCGATAAGCCTGTCAGAACCTGAATACATATTAAAATTATTTATTACTGTTGGAAAACTCATTAGTTATTACCTCCCACCAATGTATTCACAATCATATTAGGATCAAACGAAATCTCATTTTCTATATACTCTGTTGGAGTAAATGGAGCTATTTTCTCCTTAAACTTAATTCTTCCTGCCAGTATGGACTCTTTCGGATTGTCATCGATGCTGAATTCCATCTTAACTCCTGCAAAATCTCCTCTTGCTACAATGCTGTTACCAAACATATTTTCAGCATCAAGAAATGCTTCAATTATCTTATAGCTTGTAGGATCATCAACTGCATCAATAAACCTTGTAATAAATCCGTTTGCATACCAATTGAAACTCCTTCTTATTGCAATCCATCTGTTTTTAGGATCCGTATCATCCGGATAGGCCATAGTGTTATTTCCCCAAGCACGTAATCCTACTTGATTTATAATCGTTACTACACCTACTGCATTCAAAGTATTACCCTGCTCTTCGTCAATAAGCACCTCACTTCCGTCTGCAAGACAAGCACTCTCGACATTCAAAGGTTTATTTGACGGATACTTACTTGGAATATTGTCATTTTTAGTATCAAGGTAAGCACATAAGGCACCAAATATTGCAGAATAAGAAAGTACCTTCTTCTTTACCTTCACACTTGGCCACAATGCAATTGCAAATGGTGACTTAATACCAAGATCAGCCTTCGCCTTTGGCACATCTGTATACTTCTTTGTTACACTTGTAGATATGTCAATAAGTGCAACTGACCTGAACTTGCCGTTTAAGTCCTCACATTTTGCCACCAGTGCAGTAGCTACAAGTGGATTATATGAGTATCCCGGAGCAAGCAGTATACCCGGTACGATTCCAAGCTTAGGGAATACGCTCTTTATAAGTTCAATACCTGTATTCTCCCCAGTTGTATCATTGTATCCGCCAACTACATCATTTATAGTCACCTGACTTGGATCTATCTTCTCGCCACTTACCTTAAGTTGTGTAGCTGTATATGCACTACCTGTTGAAAGCAAAGATATTACAGCCTTGCCCTCATCATTAAAACTTAATATATAATCTGTATCTGCAACCAGTGTAGTAGTGGCATTCTTTACCACCAACTTATCAAGTAATATTCCTGTATCCGGATGTACTGCCTGTTTGTTTACAACATTGACAGTACTTTCCGCTACTGTCTGCTTATGCTTCTTCGGATCAAGTACATTGATAAAAACTACCGGACTTATCTTAAAGTGCTTGAAAGAAGCATACATAGCCTGACATAGAGTGTACTTATCCATCTCATCACTGTATCCCAGCTTGCTTACACACTCATCAAAGCTATCACAAAGTATAACCTTGTTTGTCTTAGAGTATGGATCTTTTGTAAGATTTACCGGTGCACATCCTACTACAACCTGAAGACCTGCAGTACCGAACAGCGGTTTACTTACAGGTGTAGCACCTTCTTTTACTCTTATGCCATGATTATAAGTTGTCATTTATCTCCTCCTTTGCCCTCATATAGAGATTATAAAGAGCACTTCCTTTTTCTTTTACTTCTCTAAAAGCCTTAGCAAAATCACCAATCGGTATAAAAAGCGCCCTTATTGTATTATATTTATTTGAAAACTCTTCAATACTTTCAGGAACGTTTCCGCTGAATGTATCAAATTGTTGTATAACACCATTCACCTTAGGACCTACATAGACCACATTGGAAAGCCTCTCATGCTTAGTATTTATTAAGGCTACATCACTTTCAGTATTATCTTCCGCAACCTCTTTTGACTCTTTTGCAGTCTCCTCTTTAGGCTCTTCTTTTACAATAACATCTTCTTTCTTATCATCCATTATGTGTATTCATCCTCTCTTACTACATCAAAACTTCTAAAGCTTAAATCCATCCCTCCAAAGCTGTAAGGATACTCATCATCCTCATTCATTGAGAAGTCAATATCGGTGCAAAGAGAAAAAGTCTTTAAATGTCCAACTTTTAAAAACTCCTGCCTTATCCTCTCGATAACGCCGATCACATCCCTGGATGCCGTATATCCTTCCTCCGTATTCATTATGCCTATCAGAAGTATTACTCTAATCTTAGCAGTATCACTTCTATAGTCCTTTGGAAATGTACCTCCAAGTACTTTTATAATCAGATACGGAATTGGGTTCATATCTTCATCATCACGCTTTGGTGGCAAGCTCTGCCTATATATATTTATCTTCACTCTTTTCTTACTTGGACTTTCAAAGTACATTTCATCCAATATAGGATGCAGGAAATCCTCAAGCTCTTTATAAATATCAAAAACTGTCATCTTTCACTTCCTAAAATTTTCTCTATTTCCATGTCAATATTCTTTTGCAGTACATCATCGATCGTAGAACTTGCCTTAAGATATCCGTGTTCACCTGCAAGCATGTTTGGTATAGGTACAGCATACAAGGCCTTAAGTGCCATATTATGCTTTGTTATACCTTTACCTCCTCTATTTCTCATCTTCTTTCCGGGGTTTCTCTCTGCCAATGTTGTGTGGCCGCTCTTGAAAGTTGTTACAAAAGCTTTGATATCTGCAGTCTGCATCTTTTTAAATGAGCTTGATTTTAAGACTTTAGCTTTAAAAGTCCTTGGCCTTCTGCCGTTCTTTCTTGTAGCGGTCTTTGGTGATACCTTAAACTTGTATAACTCTCTGCTTCCATCCTTAGATATGATTTCAGCTACAGGGTTCTTTCCTGTAGCTGTTTTTATCTTCATAGCATTATTAAAGCCTCTAAGTCCTAAATCCGTAGTGGCGTATTCGGAATTGGATTGCTTTGCAAGCAGTTTCTTTGCTTCCTTCGCTGTCTTATTCACAACTTTAGCAAGGCCTTTGTCAGCATCTTCTCCCAGATATTTAAGAGTATGCTCAAGCCTTTTTAAATCGTTTTCATCAACTCTTACTTCAATATCCATCAGTGTACATTCTTCTCAAGTGTAATAACAAATACTCCTTCTTCCTCTTGTGCATCCTTAACAAGATATTCCACATTATCAAGAAAAAGTATCCTGCCTACACTTGGAAGTCTTTTAAACTCATCTTTCGACACATATATAAGCAACTCTCTTATATAGATTCCATCTATAAGTTCCTTTTCTCTACCTTTGTTTCGTTCGTTCAACTCATATTCATCAATGATAATATTGTATTCTTTACCATCAATATTGTGAGTAGAAGCAAACTCATCCAGGTTTAAGAAAACCTTAGATATATCATCATTAAGAGCTTCCATAAAATCATTCATTATTTCGCCCTGCCGCCTCTTCCAATAGGCTTATTGCTGATATCTGCCTGATCTTCCTCACCAAATGGAAGTTCTTCAGATTGCTCTTCTACAGGTTCCTTATTTTCAGTGCTTACTGCTGCTTGGCTGATTATATTTCCTTCATCATCAACACATTCTGCTGAATTGTTTTCAACAAGTTTTTTTAAATATTCAATATCTGATGTCATTACAAAATCGCCCGGAGCATACATATGCCCCAGGTACAGAATATATCTCTTTGCTCTGTACTTCTTCATACTTATCCCAACCTTACTCTTACAGTCTTATCTCCTGCAAGTGCCTTAGCAACAGTATATCCTACCCTTGCGTTACTGCCTGCTGTGGCCGTAACACCATCATCAGAATAATATACAAGCTTGCCTGCCTCTATAGCTTCTCCTGTTTTCTTAGTAATATCATATACACCGCTGATACTCACAGCTCCAAGTGCTTTCACATCAATATCACATGCAGCAATACCTACAAGATCTCCGATTTTTACCACTGAACCTGCTTCTATTTTTGTATTTGTCTCATTTTTATAATTGATTGTATAACCGGTATTTACATATGCACCTTTATTTGCCATACTCTCTCCTTTCTTTAAGCCAACGGATCAGCTATAGTTACACCCTTATTTCTTACAATACCTCTGTGGTTCATAATGGTAACACCGACATCAAAATAGATATCCCAAACAAATCCAAGTGTTCCCGGAGTTTCCATTCTTCTAATAGTCGGAACCTGCTGACCGTTAAGAAAATCAACCTCAATAGTGTTTATATCTGCTGCATCCGCCATTAGATACCATGGTGCAGCACCTGTTCCTGCCAGTGCATTAAGTGTAGCATCCTCCACAATCTGAATATTGTTTCTAAGCTGGTACAGCGGATTTGCCGCCTGTGTATTATCGGTTGTATTTATACTTGGAGAATTGAAAATCTTATACAAGTCCATAGCATATCCCACCGGAGCCACTATAGTTTTAGGATTTACTACAATACTCTGACCGAACTCATCCTTCTGTGTAGCTAATGCTAAAATCATTTTGTTGATAACTTCAGCACTTGGAGCCGATCCGGTAGCTAAAGAGTTCTTATGACTTGCATCAAACAGTGGCAATGCATCATAAATGGCTGCATCATAAAATAATGCGTTATACACCATCTGATTGATTGTAGTTTTTGCACTTCTTGCATATCTTGCAGGTACTGTAGTAAGAAATCCTATATCATCATTGATAAACGCCTGCCTGCTCATAGAAAATTGCCTTGCAAATGTCTTAAGCTGGCGCTTAGGCTTGGCCATATCCTTAGGCACATCCGCCTCAATCTCTCCGTTCTCCGGTACTTCCTTAAACTCGCCTGCCGGACCTGTTATCCAGTAATTATCATGTGCCTTAAAGTCTGACAAAGAACCAATTTTCACAAACTTTTCAAAAGTAGTAGGAGAAAGTGTATACTCATCCTTATAAGCTTTATTGATAGCCGTATCCATGATAGCCGGAAATGCAGATGTCGGATTATAAAATCCTGCTCTTGTAATTTTGTCATACACCTCACTTGGTGACATTCTCATAAGAGTATCCAAGTTCTCTCCATCCTGTGCCATAGCATGGATAGCCATATCTCTAAGAGACATGCTCTTAAAATCATTTGCACCTGCTGCCGGCTTATCCACATATAGACCGCTTTTTAAAAGCATTCCGTCCGCTACAGCTTTTGTATACTTATCTCTTTCATCAATCTTAACCTTCAAATTCACATCACCGCTTGGCTGACCCGTTACCGGTCTTTTCTCACTTTTAAACTTTTGTATAGCCGCATCCTTTACGGCTTCTATACTTGCTCCCTTTGCAATAAAATCTGTCGGATCAAGCTCCATATCCTTACACAACTCTACAATCTGCTTACATCTTTCTCTTTCAGTCTGTAAATCATTTGTACCTTTCTCTGTAGGAGCAGCATCAATAATAGCCTGCATACTGTCAAACTCTCTTTGCTCTTCAGAGTTCAAGTTCCTACCTTCCGCCTTAGCTTTCTCTAAAAGCTCCTGTTGTCTTCTTAATGCATTCTTTGCACCCATAAAAATAAAAGACTCCTTTCTTTTACATTTAAATAAAAAGAACTCCAAGAGTTTAATCTTGAGAGTTCTCATTTTTCCCAACAAAAAAGCCTGAAACATAAGCTTCAAGCTTTCCCGAAAGAAATAATAATGTCAATAAATTATTGTGCTATACGCCCATCCAGCACTTTACCAATATAGCATAAAAAATTGGACAAAAGTGAGACATCTTTACAGTCTCAACTTATTCTCATTCATTTTGACTATATTCTCATACATACTTAAATCCGCCATATCCTTAGTATCTGTATTTTCTTCAGATCTTCCAACACCGACAGTTCCATCTGCAGGTATGGATACTATTGATATTTCATAAGGTGTCCACTTTCTGGCAATGTAACAAGGTCCGGCAAATCCGTCTATAGACGCTTTTCCTGCCTTCACCTCTTCCCATGTATCTATAGAATACCCTACAGATACACCTTTAAGCGTACCGCTTTCCACTTTCTTGTATATCTCAGTACTAAACTCATCATCATCAAGTTCTATGACGGCAAGGCCTCTGTTATCTTCTACCCACGCTTTCTTCACCTTGCCTATAACTTTATCCCTGTTATGATTATACAGCACTACACCTATATCATTCAGCCTATCAAGCTGTATTCCCTTATGATCCAGTACTTCTGTATGATCATACCATCTTTGATATGGCTCTTCGCTTGAAAAGCTAAGTTCTATAGTCTTAGTATTCTCTTCAATTTTTACCTGTCTGATACCGTTTATAGCTATCTCTCTTACAAAATTTTTATCCATTTTCCCTCCCGGAATCTATTCCATACAAAATATGTCCAAGGTCTATACCCAAATCATTACCATATGCAATAACCTCGGCTATATCCTCTATTTGTTCTCTCCAGTCTTTTCCGTTCTCTGCTGCTATCTGCTTAAATGTTTTCTGACCGCTCGCCATACCAAGCCTCATAGCACTTGCTTCTTTGAGTGGATCTATCCACCTTCTTCCGGCTTGTATCCACTCATGTTTAAAATATTTTTCTTTATTTTCTAAAAAATCCGGTATATCAAGTTTCTTTGACAGTACAGCACATGTGATAAAAGCCTCATATATTTCATCTACCAAGTCACCTAGAAGCCCTCTATCCTCTGCATATGTAAGGTTATCCTCTATAAGTCCTTGTCTTGCACTGGAGTAATTAGTCTGACTCATATCTCTTGTGGTAGCCTCATAACTGAGTCCTTGTCCTGCTCCAAGCAACTGATTTTGAAGCTTTATGTAGGATGTTGCATCCGCCGCCTGACCGTTCGGATTGACTACATCTATACTTTCGCCCGGATTTAATACCTTGATCATACCCGGAGATAACAACTTTCCGTCATATCCGGCTTGGTTATTTGACTTTACTATCCCTCTTCCAAGCTCATCCGCTGCACCTTTTTTTATAAATACAGACATACAGGCCTCAATCCTTTGCTTCACCGACACTGCAGTCATAAATTCAGTGATATCTCTTACCCTAAGCAAAGTAGGATTTAGATCACTCATCTCTCTTACTTGAGAAGGTCTTGTCTTTGAGAAAACAAATATCATATCTTCAGCTTTTACAAAGTGTGGCTCTTCCAATAAATATCCATCCTTACTGTATCTTCTGATATGGTACCCTACAGCTGCTCCATACTCATTTACTTCTACACCGTCCACTACTTTATTTCCTTCATAGTGCGGACTCATAACATCTTTATCTATCTCATCCACCTCAAGGCAGGAAAGCTTCAGTGGTAACACTCCATCATCTGTATAACATTTTTGTATCAGTATTCCACCGTCCACCCTCTTTCGTCTCTCAATCATCCTAAGCATTTGAATCAGATTTTGATTCTTAGAAATGTCACAGTTCTTTTTCTTAGTCCATATTCTCCACAGCTCTTCAATCTTATTATTAAGTTCCTCATTGTCAGTTCTTGCTTGTAGAGTAAATCCTTCACCTACCACATTTCTGTTATATGCACTAAGTATTGCATTCATAATATCTGAATTTCTCTCAAGATCTCTTGCCCTGGCTCTTATGTTATCCCTTGAAAAGCTGTCAGTCATTACTGCAGATGCATTATTTGCAACCCAATTCCTATTCAATCTGGATGAATCGGAACTGTCATAATAGCCTGATCTAACCTTCTCAATTCCTGTGCGATACGCCTGTCTTTTATATGCCCATGCCGGAGAGAAAAAGCCAATTATGTTGTCAAGCCAATTCATTTCTACCTCCTGTCAAATACAGCCACAAAAGTATTACTAAACAGATCAGTGCCGTTATCTTCTGAAGCCGCCATTAAATCTTTTCTCATTGACCTAAGCGTTCCAAGGTCTGCTCTTGTCAAGGTTCTTGAGCCTATCTTATAACTTTGTCCCGTTCTCAAAATTGATGATATTGCTTTATCAATCTCTATGATCTGTTCTTCGTTCGTCATCGGTCTGTCCACTATAACCATCCTCCTTTATTTCCACCTGTAATCCAATCAGATTCAGTATCTTCCGCCTTGGTATTATCTTCACTTGTCTCTTTATAACCTTCTTCTCTTAAGTTCCTCACTCCTAATATCTCCGCCGCACACATGGCATACACCTCACAATCCAAATAGTGGTTATCTATATGAGAACGCTTCGGTACCCACCTCATTACATTACCTGCAGATGTCTTTACCATTACCTTTTGTTCTGAACTTAACTGATTTGCATAGTTCTCATCACAGTCCTTAAACACCATAAAAGAACCCGAACCGTTTTCTTTCTGCAATCTGACAGCTATAGAATCCTTAAAGGCTCCACCGTCACACACTACCAGCTGTAGACCATAACCCTTTTTATCTACTCTATTGAACCTGTACCTTGAATCCATAGGATTTGATGAGCCTTTTACCGGTATTGCCCAGTCCCTGTTTTCAATACAAAAGTCATATGTATCATCCGGCCTATATCCGCTGTCAATAAGGCATAGCGCAACTACCATGTCCACACCGTCTTCACGCTTATAGGTATCATTCATAACTCTTTCAATATCTGAAAAACTTCGTACTTGCCCATGAGTAATATTCTGACTGGTTGTATAAGCTCCATATGCTCTGATTGTAAAATACAAAGAATCCTGCTGCACATCCACTCCACCTACAAGCATTCTTGCCCACTTTGGAACCACAAATTCTTCCAAGTCAGTCTGTCTTTGCAGTACAAGCTTATTACTTGTGGCAATCCTTGTATCTTCCCATGCTTCACCAAGCCATGAGTTGGTAAAGTTCTGTAGCTTCTCAGGATCCTTATAACTGTCTAAAAATTCTTCTACTATGTCAGACCACTTCAGAAACACTGAATAAAGAGAACTTATCCAGAATCCTACACTCTTTGCCGTTACTCCGTTACCTCTCTTCTTCACCACCCTCCATTCACCGCTTCTAAGCATCTTCATCTTGTCTGAATCTGTAATGAAACAGCCACATTCCTGACATACATACTTTGCGGTCTGTGCCCTTTCGTAGTTGCTCATCTTCTTTTCATCATCCTTACAGAACTTTATCTGATCAAATGCAAACTCTATCCATTCACCACAGTGCGGACACTGCACAAAGTAATGTTTGACCTCATCCGCTCCGTCATGTAGCTCCCAAATATAATTACTCTTGATAGTAGGAGTACTTGCAGCAAATACCTTTTCAGTAGGCCTGAAAGTTTTAGTTCTTTCCAGTGCCAGATTATAAGGACTGGCTTCTTTCTTAGTTGCACCACCCATCTTATCTATCTCATCAAAGAACAGATACTTTATAGGCTTGGAAGCCAACTTACTTGGAGAGCCTGCTCCGGTAAGATATATAGGCATATGAGTAAATCTAAGCTCTAGCTCCTTTGATTTTGTCTCTTTGAACATCTTTTTTATTTCCGGCACAAGCCTGAATGCCGGCTTTAGATTGTCATTAGATATATTCTTTGCCAGTTCATCACTGGGATAGACTATCATAGTAGGTGCCGGAGACTGCATAATGATATACATAATCATATTTACCATTGCACTGGTTCCACCTATCTGGCTGGCTTTGCAAAAGAATATTTTTCTGATATTAACATCATTGAAAGCATCCATTATCCCTACAAGGTATGGAGTAACATCGTTGGACCACTTACCGGCTAAGTTGGAGTTAGAATCAAGGATCCTGTACCTTTCTGCCCACTGACTTACGCTTAGTTGTTTTTGTGGTTTTAGCGTTTCGCTTATTACCCTTTGAAACAGCCTTCTTGTTTTCTCTCTTGATGCCATCCTCTACCTCTTCCAAATCATCTTTGTTCAAGTCAATACTTTTTCTCTTCCTGCTAATCTTATTCGGATCGTATCCCGAAAGCTCATTCAAAGCTATGTCTATTTCCTCTTCCACCTTCTTTATTGCCACGTTGGTATCGGTCTCTCCCATGATCTCCATGGCCAGTTTTGAGGGCAATGTTGACAGCTTGTTTTTAAAGCTTACAAGCATATTTGACAGGAACTCTTCCACATCTTCAGACCTATGTGTTTCAGCCTTATACTCTTTCAGCTTTTCAAGACTCATTTGTATTTTTATTTCTTCATGCCTGGCTTTCAAAGCCTCTAAACTTAAGCTTAAGCCTTTCGCCCTACTTGAGTCCAAATCCAACTTATACTCAATATATTCTTTTACACATGTACTTAACTCGTATTTTCCAGACTCATTTCTTTCAAATATTCCACATTTCTTAGTCAAATCTCTTATAGTCCTTGGCTCTACTCCAAGACACTCCGCCAGCTCCTTTTGATTAACTGTCATCAGCCACCATCACCCCTCCTTTCCAAGGGAAGGAAATCCCATTTTTTTCACTTTTTTTAAAGTCAAATCGGCCGCACCTCTTTGCTCCGCATAGGGGGTATACCCCCGGGAGTACCTTGTGAATTTTGTACATATTTTCGCCTTATTTCACGATATTTTATTGTATTATTTGTGCAATATTACAACAAAAAAGCTCTCATATATTGAGAGCTTCCCAGAGGGTATTTATGAAACAGCAAACAAGAAGTATCTATTCCTTGTCACTGTATAAGTATATCATATAAAATTGGACAAAAGTGAGACATCTTTATCATCTGCTACCTCTTGGATTTATAAAATTAAAGACCACATAAGCATGCAGCCTTTAATAACTTTACTCTATTTTTAAAATATTCTTCAATCCATCTTGCAACACTTGAGAAAAATTTATATTATTATCACTTGCCATTTTCTCTAACCAATATGGTATTGTGCAATTCTTCTTTACAGTCTTGTTGCTGTAATATCTTTCATAGAATGCCGTATCAGCGGCAATATAAGATACAAACTCATTATTTGCTACATTAACACTTTTTATATCACTTGGCTTGGGAATTTCTTTTTTATCCTGTTCTAAATCATACAACATCAACGCCAATGCATCTGCTGCCATTTCAAAGCCTTCTTGCAAACTTTCTGAAAATGTATAACATCCTTGTATATCAGGAAACACTATACTATAACCAACTTTATCTTCTTTTGTGAATATAGCCGGATAAACATATTTCGCCATCAATATACCTCCTTAACTTTGTGAGATAAGCAAAACTGAAAATGTTCAAATGCAAGGGCTTTATTTAAGCCCTGCATCCTTTAAGATTTTATTTAGTGTTCCTACGGTTATCTCTTTTGCATGCCTTGGAACTTCGAACATATTTTGTGTTATTGGGCTAACCCATATTTCATGTCTTGTTCCTTCCCTTTTCAAATAACAACCACCATTCTTTAAAATCTTTATCAGTTCTCCTTTTTTCATGTTTTGCTTACCTCCTTATGTTTTATATTATACGCATTATTATGCGTATTGTCAAGAGGTTTTTATATTTTATTTTACATTGTTTTAATATATGCATTGAGAGCTTTTACATGTAGCTTTCTCAAATAAGATACTTCATAGTGCATCTCTCTCTTTATCTCTTCAAAATCCTTTCCTTCAATGTATCTCTTATACAGTACTTGAATATACTCTTCTTTATCTGTTTGATGTATCCTGTCAATTATCTGCTGCCTCTCTGATATATACAAACTCATTGCCTTATCAATTTCTTTCTGTATCCTGTCACGCTCAAGTACTGTCGCTTCAAGTCCGCCACTACCTGTAGATGTCTGAACTCTTTCATCTGACTTGATGTTTCTTGTAATACCAAGCAACGATTCTTTCTCTCTATACAGCTGATAAATCTTTAAGCAAAGCTTTCTTACCTCAAGCAGTTCAGCTTTAGCAGAATTCATATAGTATCACCCACCTTCACATCATAAACTATTAAATTCATTTCTTAACTTCTTTCATCATTTCTTTTTCGAGAGCTTTTACTATATCTACCGCTCTTTTTTCTCCAATACCTTTTATACTTTTTAATATATCAGAAACTTGTTGCATATCTACTCCCGGCACTGCTGCCTTTCCATCTTCAAATCCACTCTTATATATACTTTTCACATAGTTATTCATTTGATTATGATCATATCTTTTTATCCGCTCATATTCTTTTCTGTTGATTACTATATCTTTTTGTATTGCCATACCTACTCCTCAAATCTTTCAATTTTTTTGTTTTAAGTGTTTCTATCAATCTATCTGTATAATCTTATGCCATATATGACAACCTCATTTATCAGTTGAACGGCAATCCCTCGTCATCTACTCCATCCGGTATATTCATAAATCCATCTGCATCTACATTAGCTTCTCGTCTTCCTTTGCCTTTCGCTTCTGTGCTGTCTCCCTTGCTGTCTGCAAACTCCTGGCTATCCAGTATCACATCTGTCGTGTATATTTTCTGCCCTTCTCTATTGGTATAACTACTTGTTTGCAGTCTTCCGGATACCAATACTCTCATCCCCTGTCTGAAGTATTTCTCTGCAAATTCTGCCGCCTTTGAAAAAGCAACACAGCTTATAAAGTCTGCTGATTGTTCATCTTGCTTTTTTGTAGTTCTATCAATAGCCAATGTATACCTTGCTACAGCCATGCTGTTTTCTCCGGATGTATATCTAATATCTGGATCTCTTGTAAGTCTACCCATCAATATTACTCTATTCATTTACTTTCTCCTTCTTTTAAATTCTCTTATCATGTTTTCTATTTTTTACCTGTCAACCTTTTTTAACATATCCGCTTTTATCAAGTCGTATAAAATATCTATAGCTGTGCAGTGGTCTCG